GAGAAAGAAAGACGGCGATTATCCTCTGGAGAGGATGTAGCCTCGGTCCTACGCAGCGTGCCAAACAGTCGAGTCATCAATGCAGGGTCTTCACCGTAAGAGCGGGCCATACCAACCGCTGTGCGAAGTTCATTTGCTATTTTTATCCCATCCGTTTCGTAGGATAGCTTGGCGAATTCTTGCGCTAATTTTCCAGTCTCACCATAGGTGAGTTTCATCCGCTCAGCACCAATCCGTAAAGTATCCCTCAGACCATCAAAATCAGTTACGGTAGCACCCAGAATAGAACGCAGATCCGCAACCTGTGTCGCCTCCTCCTGAGCCTGCGGTAAATTCTTGGCGATAACTGCACCACCCACCATCATTGCAAGGCCCGGTATTGCGGTCCATGGATTGGTGAGCATTGATCGGCCTATAGCACCCGCCCCACCAGCAAGAACTGACCCGCCGCCTCCAGCAACCGCATTGGCACCTACAGATCCGGCTTGTGCGGCAGCAGACTGAAACCATCCCCGCCTTGGATGCCTAGGATCTTCATCATTGTTATCTTGTTCAGGGATGGGGGTATGAATGCTGGAACGCCGAGCCATCTCAGATAACACTCGTTTGCGATACTCGCCCCCCGCCTTCTTCGACCCCATCATCTCTTCTTGATCATCACCAAGAAAATCAGAGACAGAAGTGTAATGGTCGAGGTAGCTCCACCGAGATGACTTCGATCGTTTTAGCTCTGAGAAAGCCTTTGAGAGACTTGATACATGGTGATCAGTAAGCTCAACACCAAATACATCCTTGAACTCGCCACGTATGTGCTTGCTAAGGTCGGTAATTTCAGAGTAGGCCTTCTGTTTATCAGAGCCAGACAGCCCATCAAGGAGACCCGTTGCTGACGGATAATCAGCTATGGAAGGTTTACCGGATGAATCACCGAGCTTATTCAGCTCAGTGTGCGCCTCGGTTATTTTCTGTTTGGTTTTACCAACGGCATCGTCGACACCGCTCAGATCCGCGCCGACACCAATGGTTAGCTTCTCAGTCATCAGAGAACATCCTCCCAATCGTCAGATTCCATCGCAGCAAGAACATCATCGGTATTATACCCATCTGTCTCGATCTCATCACCAACACCATTCTGAAGGTAATTCCACGCCCAATACTCTATCTCAATCTCTTCTGGAGTCATATCCAGATAACGAGGGTCAGTGGGCGGTAACCTGTAATGATTCCTAAACCAATAACCGAATGTCTTATAAAGTTTTTTCGCTGTCTTCTTCGTTCGGGGTATCGACCCCGACTCGAAAGGAATCTTCTTGATCCACTATCAAAAAATAGAGTTTGATGATTTTTCCAATATTCTCACGATCAAGATCTTGCAGCTCATCCGCTGTGCACCAACCATCCGGACCATTGACAAGAGGCACTGTAATTCTGGCAATAGCAGAAGCAAGTAAGCCGACCTCTTGATCATCACCCATCCCGCTCGATAAACGTGCACGCTCAATACTGACGTTCAGAACATCACGCACAGTCATCTGAGCTAAGCGAAAATCACCAACCCCTTCAAGATTGAAAGTTACATCTGACTCTTTCGCAGTACGCTTTTCAGGCATTACAGAACACCGGTAACATTAAGGGCATTGAACATCGCACTCGAGACAACGATCGCATGCTTACGCACAGTAACTGACCCAGAGGCATACGAGCATCCAGTGTATGAACGCAACACCGTTCCGGATTCTTTATCGACAACAGAAAAATCAAAGACATTCCCCTTCAAAACATCATCCCCGTTCTCTACAGCCACACCCGCTTTAAGAAGACTGGCTGTTTTAAGTACCATTTCCTCAACATTAAGCGTATGGCGGGCCATCGAAGGAACATGCTCTTGAGCATGAATATCACCAATACCAGACAAGGCTTCAGGCGAATAATCATCTCGCATATCAACAGACTGAATGACACCAACAGGAAGGCCACCGAGAGACACCCGGATGGAATTACCTGATCTAGAGTTATTATTTGCAGACATGACTTATACTCCTATGACGTGCTCGAGTATGGTGCAGCAAACACCACGATCGGAATGTAATTAATCGGAATAACGGGAGAGCACTCAAATTCGACCCTCAAAACATCACCATCGATCGATACATAAATGTTTCGATAGGCAGGATTATCAGCATCACCAGCAAGAACTCCGGGACCGTATGGTTCAGATAGAGCTAAAACTCCAAGGGCCGAAGTGACGCGAATCTCTGCCTCGGACAACGTCTCAGCATTCGCCTTCATGCCACGTAACGGATCCAGCGCATCACGAACAGAGCGCGAAACAAAGTCGGCTGCAAATCCAACAGACACCTCAACACGATTGTAGTTGCTGTTGGTGAGCCATGTAGTTATCGACTTCACAACACGATAACCGGTGCGCGTACTCTCAACGGCAAGAACACCACCGTTAATCAGTCGGTCGGTATCAACAGGGTTCCGGAGACTACGCTCCAAACCATTCACATTGATAGATTTGTTGGTCAACGCAGTTCCGGGGTTTACGCCGGAGAACATGCCCGCCAGAAGACCCGCCATAATGTAGGGAGGACGAAGCACCAGCACCCCGGTCGAATCGTAGTCATAGAAGCCCAAATGAACCAGAGAGCAACGATCTGAGTTTAGAGCAAGTGCAGCAGCAATCGCATCATCATCCGTTGTGCTGACATCTGTACCCACAATGCAGCGGCGTTCCATGCGCATTACATCACTCATAAACTGACAATGTGTATCAGCCATAGAATGGACGGCTGGACTCGCAGAGATTGGGGCCACAAACTGGACATCAATAAGCTGCATAGCATCGAAGCAAGTCTGCCAATCGGCTGTCACTGCAGCACCGTCTGAGCCGCCGGTCAGGTAGACAAAACCAGTGGTGTTAGCGAGATTCTCAATTGCGCTTGACGGGTCAACCAATAGCGCATCAACAAACCCTTCTGCATTGCTATTCAGCCACCGGACCGCCTCATAGCTGTTAGCCGTGACAGTGTAAGTTGCGCCAGCATCCAGAGAAGAGGTTGAGGCTCCGTTGTTGCCTGTCGTCTCAAATACTCGCAATACAGGAAGATCTCCAGACCCATCCTGCAGTGTAGCTGAAAAATCAGTTACAGAATTAATGCGCTCAACCAACTGCGCCACATTCTCGATAGTGCTGAGATCAATCATTGAGGCTGTTGCATTATTTGCATACAGATTAATAATCTCAGGAGAGACAGAGATGCCCGGATTGGTGCCACTACCCGTGTAGCTAACAACAGCAACGTCTCTGGCTAAATTGTCGCCAACATGAAAATCGTTGCCAAATTGAGTAGTAATCTTTTTGCCACGAGAGGTGCCGTCTTCAATTTTGATGGCGATATTGTTAACCCACGCACCATAATCAGAAGATGAAACCACCATCAAGTTATTCGCACCACCCTGACCAGCGAAGGTATAGGTTCCTTGGGTAGCAGGATCAGCGCGAAAAGCAACGACCTCTGCAGGACCAGCAGTATCATTAGAGGCATCAAAAGCCTTCTCAACCGCAGTCAGCAAGTCTCCAGAGCGAAGCACTGAACGAGCCTCAGAAGCAGAACCAAACCGCAAAGGGCTGGCGGGTGCACCACCCGTAGATTTACCAATCAATGCAGCAATATTACCAACCGATGGATTGCGATTGTACATAGCCGAATCATCGACTTTGCTCATCGTCGCAGGGGATACCCACTGTCTTCCATTAAAAAATACAGACATACCTTAGCCTCCTATACCGGCATATTGCAGAATTTATTAAAACGCTGCTCGAACAGCAGCGCTTCATCCTTTTCATGGCCCAAGTTACGCTCTTGCGATTCAAAGGCACCGATCAACTCAACACGACTATCACGAGCAGAAAGCCCCATACAAAAATCTTTTAGAGAGACATTCTTTTTAGAAACTTGACGTTTCGAAGCACGAACCTCCGAGTCGACCCTAACCCCTTCTTTCACTGAACTTTGACTAGCCATCTGTAACCTCAATCTCGTAAGCAGTCTCTGAACAGTTTGGAATCATTTCAACCTTACTGACTTGAGACACGTAACCCGCTATCAATGCAGGAGCCAAGCAAGATAGTGTTGTCACGACCTGATATACAGGAGACGAATAGCTCTCAAAATCTTCACTGTCACTATGGGACATATTTATTTCAACGATCCCGTAGTTATCAAAAATCGAAAAATTAGAGAGCAGTAAAGCCTTGATTAACTGGCGCATCTGAATACGCTCGTCAGGATTTAGAGACCAACACACGATCTCAATCGAGTAGCGAGACAGAAAGCCGGGGTACTCTACCCATGAGCCATCCTCCATACGTGAATCAGCAAGAAATTCATCACCAATACCGAATTCGTCAGAGGAGTCACTGCGAACGTGCACTGTAACAACCGGCATCTGCACCTCAGTGAATATAGGGGGTGCTGTCAGAACTGAAATGGCCCCACTGTCTGGGGTGAGTACACCATTGGAAATAAGAGAAGCAAACCCCAGAAACAACCGATCACGAATAATAGTGAGCACATCTGCACTTTCATCATCGAACAGACATTCAGCAGTACCGTTAAGGGAGGAACCATCCTCAACCCAATCTCCTCTGACCAGAGAAAACAGGCGGTAAATGTAAGTATCCCCATTAACAATTCCATCGGTATCAATAACAACCGGACCAGTGCCCTCGTGAATCAGAGTGGCAGACGGATCATTCCATGCGGCAGCAGCAAAACCCTGTTTTCTCAGAAGTCTGGATTTTGAAGCCCCCAAAACAGGACGAAATATAATCTGTATGGCATTGCCTACAGGATATGATTTAACTAGAGATAGTGGCATGGAGTGAACTGTGCCGTCACGACTTGTCGTGAGATTATCATTCGCATATGGCACATCACAATCTACACGTTGACTTCACGCACCTCTATGCAGGCCTAGATTCAATTGGCCTTCAGGTGACCACGCATATCGGAACACTGGTTGCCCAAACCGCTGTAGAGGTCCACAACCGCTGGGGGCAGAAAGTCATGCACGCCAATGGTATCTGGGCCAAAGAGAAACATGACTACGTGCACTCTCTCGAGATCGCAAAGGTCCACAACCTATATCATGAGGTGTCTACAGAGTACCGGTATGCAGGAGAGATAGAGAAAGGCCGTCCAGCAAAAGATATGAAGAGGATGCTGGATACAAGCCTAAAAGTACGGGTAGCCAAAGGCGGTCAACACGCAGGCCAGAGATATCTGATCATTCCATTTAGGCACAACACTCCGGGAAACTCTGCACACGCCCCGGCAATGCCGAAGCATGTATACCAAATGGCGAAAGGTTTAACGAGAAGCCGGGTTGCAGGACAAGGTAAAAGGCTCAGCGGGACCGGGGCAATGGATATCCACACCAAGAAACACCTGACGGTCAATCAAAGCCAATACAAGTGGGGAGGACGACTGCCATCAGGAACGGTACCCAAGATGAAGCCACACCACACCACTGACATATACTCCAATATGGTGAAGATGGGGATTGGTGGTCACACACAGTACATGACATTCAGAATTATGGGCGAATGGCAGACAGATAAATGGATCACCTCGCCAAAGCCGGGGAAATATATCGCACAAGGTGTCGCTAGAGATATGAAGCCAAATTTTGAAGAGGCTGCAGCCTCAATAGCATCACACGTTTTCTATTAACGCCCGTACAGATCCCACTTTCTCAATACTACTCGCCGGGGTAATCGTGCCCCTTGGTGGTGAGGCCGATCAGCGGGCAGAGAGGTCCAAACAAAATACTCTGGATTCTGACGACCCGTAACCGAATAGGTGGTGTCTGGTGGCGGTGGATATCTGAAATCCATAACACCATCAGGAGTGATGTCGGGAATCTCTCCATCACTAAGACTTCCATCCTCGAGAAACCAAAAAATTCGGTCCAGAGAGACAACAGGCAGACGTAGCGTATCTCGAACACCTGAAACCAAATTCAGGGAAAACGGTACGGTACGGTTCTTCATGATAACTCGGTCATTTTGACCAATATCGTAAAGTACAGAATCAGACGATATGATCATCACCACATCGCCCGAGTCCAACATGCCGAAATCTTTCCACTGACGCAGCGTGTCACGCTCGGTGAGAGCTGCCAACCCCGGAATAGCATCATCCCAGAGGGTTCCCTTTCCATGGCAGTGTGGGCAGTTTGGGGCTGCTGCACCAGACGACCGGCTGACACATGGACATGCGTAACCCTTGCGCCACTCCATGCTTTGGGCGCGACCATTGATCAGTTTGTTGAAACGGTCAGGTGAAAACTGCATCAGGCAAAAACAATTCTAGGCCCAAGAATACGATCACGTAAACGATCAATCCGGGCTTCAATGGTTTCAATGGTCTTAGATATGTCAGTAGAGAATGATTCTGATAAGCCATCACCTGAAATAGAGCCAGACTGTGGGAGAATCGAACCCTCAATCAAGCGAGCAACAGCCAGCTGCTTAATCAAGCTCGGTATCTGAGGATAATCCCCATGCACATCCTTGAGGCCCGCCGTATAACGGACCCGGATAATGTGAGGGATTTCATATCCAGATGAAATGGCCTGCAGTAAAAACATGGATAGATGACCGTTCGCAATATCCGTTGATGGCAGAACGGTAACAGTCCCCGCAGCATGATCAGGAATAATCCATGACTCCGGAACCTCATAGACCGTTGAACGAGTCGTGGGATGAACCAGAGACATGCTGTGCACGCTGATAATCGGGCGTATCCGCAATCTCAACATTCCCCAACGGCCCGGAGTAAAGTGCCCCGGAGGAAGATCGTATCCGGGTTCTACTTTCCACGGTTTATCGCCAATATCCTCCAGCTCTTCAGCGGTGGGGTTGTGCGGAAATATCTCCACCGGAGACAACGGTACCATCAATCGGTGCTCTACCTCTGCCTCACTCGAAAGAACGATCTCCTCCAAGTAGCCAGCATCAATCTTGGATACATCTACATAATTCTGAGACAACAGAGAAAGCCGCTCTCTTGAAATCTCTTCAGCAATATTTACAGTCGAAAAAATAGACATACGTCCTCCGTTTCAGAGGACAAATCTAAGGTCACGACTCTGCTCAATCACTCTTTTTAGCGGTTTCTTTAGCACGCCCTGTGACCAGAGCAAACATCTCAACAACCCTGTAAATCTTACCAACCAACCTGTCATCACTAGGGGTCTTGGTCAACGCGGTTATAGCAGAAGCTGCGGCAATAACCGCAGTGACCACCGAAAATATTGCTTCTAAATCAAAATCAAGCATGACATTTCTCCATTTTTAGGTTAAATATTAAAATCCACAGAAATTACTTATCGGAATGTAGATCATGTTCCTTTTTAAGGACATGACGACGAAGGCCGTTAACCTCTGATTTGACCGATATGAACTCGTTATATCGACCATCCATCAAGGTTTCGAGCTGCTTAATCCTTTTGTTCATAATAGACTTTTCCGTTAGTGCATCACTTTTCGTGTCGAGTAAAAGAGTGGCGAATATCACTGTAAACACCGCCCACGCAGCAACAACAAACGCTTTGCTGACAGCCCAAGCTGTCTTGTTTTTAGTGATGTACTCAGTATGGGTTGAAAGCATACCTTCAAAGACTCTGAAGTCATCCCATTTGATGCGTTTACCAATACGATGATTGGTTGCCTCGTATTTTTGACGAGAATCCTCGTGCTCTTCTTTTATCTCCACCCTGACAGAGCCTAAGCCCCTATTGAGATCAGCAGTTAATTTCGTGACACTATCGATACGTGTAGTTTTCTCACATTCAAGGTCTTTGTCAGAACGATTTTGACGCTCGTTTAAGCAATCAATATTCCCAGCAATAGTACCGTTAAGTCTATGCTGCCCCTCTTCTGAAAATCTTTCAGGTATTACTATCTGTTGCATCTATATAAATGGGTGCTGCCACACAATACATCGAGGCAGCACCCATCCCCCTATACCTCTACAATGATTTTCAACGTCTGATCAGTATCCAAGTTATTAACAACCCGAATAGCTGTATCGCCCTCATCAAACATCATGATCGTCTCTGGATTGATCGACGTGTACATATAGGCACCACGAGTCGTCATACTCAGCGAGATATGGTCAACAGAAGGAGAAGCAGACAAATTGCTCGTAGACATACCAATAGCAACATCTAATGTGTCACCAATTGATACCCCAGAGAAGTCAAATGCAGCAAGTTCCTCGGTAGTCATTCCAGATGTAGGGATCTCATTCTCGCTAAGGACCGCATTACCGTTAGTTTTCCACGTGGCTTTGCCGTCAAAGCTGAGAGCGTAGCGAACATCTGTACCCGTAGGCTTATTGTCCGTTACAGCAATAGAGTTGAGCGTATCCGCGAACGATGTTGGTATAGACGATACGGACTGAACAATCGCAGAAGGATCGTATGTGACCTCAATGATATCCAGATCCCAAGGTGCAGGGACACTGTAGGTATTATTGCTATTACCCATCATGATATTGCCTGTCACGCCGTCATATCGACGAGCTGCAGTAATAGCAATACGGATGTGTCTACCAGAACCATTCATCGGGACAACGGTATGGTGAGTTGCATCATATACAGTATCAATATGATCTGTCAGCTCACCAACACGAGTCCACTCCTCGAAATCGTCTGATACATCGACTGTGAACGGGCCGGTACCCAAACCACCAAGACCATATCCACATACCTGCATATCGCCGACAACAAAAGTCTTACCAACACCAGCGTCGAGGTACATGAAGTTATTGGGGGCAATACTAAGCATTAGGCCACCAATAGCATCTGACAGTTGACCCTTCCAGAAACCGATAGGGTTAAATCCTGCACTAGCCACACCATAATCCCAAGCGAACACCTCTGCTGCCGCACGCACACCTGTAGCCAGAACTGCTGCAGCCGCTTCAGGCAAGCCAATCATGCCATCAGTAAAACGTCCACCACTCCAGTTATCGGAATCCTGAACATCAAAGTCCCAACGATTGTCAGTTAAGGAGGTACTGTCCTTAAACTGCTTCATGCGAATACTCGCCTGCCCCCCATGAGACACAGGAAGTTGAAGCAACGCGGAGCCGCCGGGAGTAAGAGCCTTATCGAATCCGTAACGAAGGAACCCGGTAGCACCGATACGGATACGGGCATTCTTATCTTCGCTGGAAATATTCGTCAGTGTTGTGACTGTTGCAGAGGCCAACTCTGCAGACCAATGGCTATCGTTGTCGATCAACCAAGAAGGACGGTCGGTTTTATCGAACGTGACGGAGGTGAAGGACGGTATTGATTGGATAATTTTAAACCTGTTCGCAACTTCCGACATCACGAACACACATGGATCAGCGTAAGCACTAAAATCCATTGTTTTAGAAACTACACCATTCAACTTACAAACAGCGGAAGTGCCAACGATATCGATAGTGGCGATGTCTCCAGTAGTTAATATGTTCCCAAACCAGTGATTCCATCCACCAGCAAGAACTGACCCGCCGCCTCTATATCCAGTAACAATACCATCTGCCACACCTATCCACCCCTGACCTATAGACAGTGTCTCGAACTCGAAGTGCATGCCCTCCTCAAGAGTGACACTACATAAAGCATTCCAAGTTGCAGTCCAAGCACCTATAACACCATCCGCGCCTACTATTTGAGTGGTACCACGACTCATGAGGTCGGGAACTTCCCCGAGACTCGCTTTAACTTTTAGGGTGGTAGCCCCTTCAGGAACAATAACTGTTCCGTGGTTATTAGAGAATGCAGAATATGTTGCACCGCCATCGAATGAGATTGCTGTAGTTGCGCCCACTCCATTAATTGCAGCTTGAGTGATCGATTCAACAACACTGAGTCCCACCGACATAGGTAACTCTGTTTCTCCTGCAGCCAAAATAGGGCCATCGGCACCTTCAAGGACGACAGGAGTAGTTTGACCATCCACATATTTTTCAACAAATATGGAACGCAATAGTGCGGGGTCAGCAATATGGCTGAACACCACGGAAGAACCAGCAGTAATAGCCTGAGTTTCATCAACCAGTAGTGTGCGGATTGCCGAGGAGACAATCTGAGCAGTAGCTCCACCGACATTAGCCGCTTGTTCGTCGATATTGGCTTGCAACACAGCATCGGCCTCAATTGTTCGGGCCTCGAGAGCCAGACGCTCATCAATCAAGTGACGCATGATTCCTGCATTAACGCGCATCTCAATACGAGCAGTTACATTGAAAGAACGAGCATCAGTGCCATCCTGACCACGTGCAACGGTCAGCAGCTCTCCAGATTGTCCAGTGACCTTCATCACCTCCACAACCTCATTGGGGGCGCTCCCCTCCACTACAGTAACGAAATAGAAGTCTCCTTCCTCCAGAACTGGAAACAGCTCTGGCCCCTCAATAGCAATTTCTGTCTGACTATCAGACTCAATCGCTGCAGCCAACTTTGACTTGACCGCGTTCTCAAATCGTAATCGATTCATGGTAACTCCTCTGAGTATTTAATTTTTTACAGTTAAATCAAAAAGGGGCGCGTGATGCGCCCCTCTTATAGAGCAGCGGTCTAGCCGCCGACTGTTATGGTCCATGTGATCCGAATCATATCCAGCGGTCCCTTCGAGATCACCGGGAAAATCACGCGTGCAACCATGCGATCATCAACAGGTTGGGAGAATGAAGAATTACCCAGAACAGCAGAGCGACCAGTATCAGTTTCATAATCAGCAGCCCCAGACAGATCTAGTCCATGACAGTGTAGACCAGCCTCAACGATCGGCTGGAACTGCCCCTCTTGCATGCCCATAGGCGTGCCGAAGCGAGTGTCAGGCCAGAACTCTGCTACATACTGAACCTTGTCTCCCATCACGAAACCGCCATAGTATTTACTGTCTGGGCCAACTGCATCCATGGTTCCCAGCTCAACACGGTCAACCTCGTTCTGAAGATCAACATCGATCTCCTCGGGGTCAACAGCAGCATACGCTTGGCCTGTGTCCGCGTATACGCCACGCCCGACAGGGAAGGCTGCACCATTGGCATCAAGCAATGCGCTGTTGCCAGCTTTATCACCAGAGCCGATGGACATATAGTGAATATCACCGTTTGTACGGTTACCGATACCATTTGTTCCATCCAAATCCTGATCATAAGCCGCATTTGAACTAGAGCCATTGCCTTCGAGGTTGAAGCGAGCAGCAACCCACTCACGACCCGTTAAAACAACAAGATTGTTTTTCTCAACAACCAGAATGCCGTTTTTTTCGACGGCAACGTGACCTTTGAGGCCCATCAAATCTTTGATCATTTACTGATCTCCTAAACATTAAACATCCGCTCGTTGAATCGAGCCTCATTCATAAGCGAACCTCCAACATCCATAGAATCACTATCAGATTCAGTCCGCACCCGATCGGGAACGGACAAACGAGTATCAATCGTCACAGTCCGCACCCTGCGTGCAACAACCGAATCAGACATTGATATAGCATCCTCAGCGGAGCCGCTTAACGAGAAACAAGCCTCGTCGACAAGCGGCTGTGTATCAGCCGAACCACCACCTGAAACCATCATTACATGCGCTTTGTCGAGCACAGAAAATGAGTCAGAGTTTGAGAATGAACCCTCAAAACTTGCCAAATCCAGTACATCGACCGGATTCATCTTGATGTCACGACCACGAACAATTAGTAGATCCTCGGAAAGACCAAAGTCATCATCCAGCCCTCCGGGAGCAAAGGAAACCGCCCCGGCATCCAACAGATCAAGCAGTTCCCTCACATACCAACTGTTGTTGAAGAATCGGTCCTTTAAGAAAATTGATTCAGATACACCGGCCCCCAGAGCAATCCCCATGGAGATAACAGTATTGAGTTGATCTATGGTTGAAGAGGCAAAATCCTTGGTGACCAAACTATTTAGGGTTAAGCGGTCACGAACCTCGATGCGATGAACCAGAATCTCCCGGACTCTCTCATCAAAAACGAGGTAATCACTCTTGTTGGAATCAAGGAACGATCCAATGGAGTGGCGCAAGTCGACCAGCAATGCAACCGGGGAAGATGCAGAAGAGTCAATGATCGTTGTACTGACGAAATCAATTGCATCGTCAATCGCCTTCAGTATGAGTCGGTAGCTCAAATCAGAAAAAGAAAACCCGTCATCACTCTCACCAAACCTACGCCGCACAGCATTGACGGCATCAGAGACCGCAACATCATCCAGAGACAAGCCAGTGAACTGACTCGCAATATCTTGATAGAAGGCAACAGCATCCTTTTCTGATATGGAGGAACTGCCGGATAATTCGGATGAGAAGCCAAGCTCAGAAGACTCCCCTATCGCTGCCTCAACCCTAGACTTCATCTCAAACAACATCTCATCCAGAGCGTTCAGCTCATGAGTAACACCCCGAGCCGCTATTTCGTATGCAACACGGTGGTCGAACCCCATGGTGGTATTGATTTCTAAACGCAGCTTGATCAATGTCGGAAATAGCTTCGTTAACACTTCTTCAGAGAAGCTAATCCCATCAACAGAAAGACTCGGCTTCCCATGCAGAGACAGAGAGTCAGTCACCGAGAAAGAGTCAGTGATCCCAAACATCCGGTTTGAAGGTTTTGTATGGTGACTAAATGAAAAACCATCTTCAAATGTACGACGAACAAAGCGAGTGATCGCAATATCTTCTTTCAGAGACAAAGGATCCATGATGCTCCGTCTTGCATGACAATCAGAAACATCGCCAAGGGCTACCGGCTCAATATTTACAGGCAGAGTGGAGTTTTTACCTACAGCATCATGGAACTGAGAGCGGTCATATATTCTTGGAACTTGCCTTATGAGCGGCAAGCGTGCATATGCGAACTCATGCAAAAATGAAACCTCACTATAGAGGTCAAGACAAACCAAGTTCATCGGAAAAACACGATTGTGAAGATTTACGCTATCAACAGAATCGACACCAGCAGAAAATATCGCCTGATCAGAGAATGAAATGCTATCGCTACCATTGAATGAGGAGTGTTTACTCGCCTCGTTCTTGAAGCCAGTCAGATCAGAGGTGGTGTCAGCTCCTTGGTGCAGAGACAGTTGGTGACTAAACGGCAGCGTGGTCTCGATACTGTGCCTCAATAAAGGCATAGCCATGAAGTAATCACCCAGCCCCAAAGGATCACTAACCCCATTCCCGGCAATCAACTGAAAATCACAACTAAGCCCCAACTCATCGCTGACAATCCGGCTGGTTGTGTGGGCAGCATCCTCAATGAAATTGAAAATGTACTCACCCATATGGGAACGGTCAAACCCTACCCCACCACCAAACTTGAGCAAGTCATAAATAAAATGATCAATCAACGGAATCGTGTGGACCCGATGCCCGAACCCCATACCTGTAGCGACCCTGTTATCCGGATGCAAGACAGCTTGATCACTAATGGGCACAACATCAGGACCATGAATGCGGCGATCGTAGCGAGCAATAATGTCATCCAGAACTGGGGTGTCATGCTCTTCATGACTAGAGTGGCTACTTAAAACATCTCCAAGACCCATCTCTGTATAGAGCTGAGACAAAAGCATCCAATACTGAAAAATATCATGACCGAACGGCAGCTTAGACCGTGAAATTTGTTTTACATGACTGCCGACAGAAGAATCAAACCCTAGATGGGTGGAAACATGGTCCCTGAGATAAGATGCAACCCGAGATGAGATTGGAAGAGGATCATGCTCGCTATTATTGGTAAACCGGTAATGATCGTCCGTAACGCATACCGCACTCGATCTATCTGGCATTGAGTGCGAGGCATGGCTGTCAGCAAAAGGAAGGTCATCAACGAATGACTTGCTTTGACCAACCATCAAGCTATCCACAAACGATACAATGTGGTCATCATTAACCGGTAAAGTATCGTTGATATTACTTAAAACATAACGCCCAACCGAATCAATTAGCTCCGCAGTCTCATGGGTGCCCTGATAAACAAAGGACCAGAGATCATCATCGAAAGAAAACGTATCATGTCGAACGGAGGCAGTGTGCCACTCGATATATGCAGCAACAATCAGAAGGTCGCGCACCCCCTTCTGCCCTTTGAACTCGGAAAAGTCATCGATTGAAACGACATGATCATCATCGATCGGTAGGAAATCATTGATCGAACTCTTTATGTGAGAACCCACAGCATCTAACAAGGTGGCGCGATTGAAGTGCGGAGCATAGGTATGTGCTCTCTGCTCATCGGTTACCCTGTCATGCTCAATCAATGCATGTTTGGAATAGCTGTCATGGGTATGCAGGAAGCGAAGAAAATCACTGATATTTTTTCTACCCGCGAACACGGATAGATCAGAGACGGATATTTCATGATCATCATCAATCAGCAAGTTATCATTGATGATATTCAGTACATGAGAACCCACCGCATCAATCAAGGCAGCAGAGTCAAAATGTGAGGCGAATGTATGACTCCACTGCTCATCTCTTATCCGCTCTTGGTCTATCCACTCATGCTTTGAGCGTTTATCGAAAACGTGCCCGAACAGGATGGGATCTTGAATATTTTTGCTGTCAGCCATAACCGACAGATCAGAAATAGACACCTCGTGGTCATCATCGATCGGCAGATTATCATTGACGACATTAAGCAGATATCGTGCTGCTGCATCGCCCAGAGATACATGCTCAAAGCGCGGTACCCGAGCATGACGCGCGGCGACATCTGTAGCTGTTACAGGATCACTGTGAACCGAATCAAAAACGAAATTAAGAACTTCAGAGGGTAAAATATCATCACTTGTCTGCTTGTCTGGGTGAAGACTTACAGGATCCTGAATAGGCAGCGTGTGGTACATCTGCTTATTGGGTATTGACCAAGAAACTGTACATTTGAAGGTGACGGGTTCAATTAGTGATTTTGTCCACTTTATCTCTGTTACATGGCGATAAGAGAGCGTGTCGTGGAAGCTACGAGCATGTAGGTACATCCACCACATATCATCCGATAAAGCGGCTGTATCAACAGCGAACGACTCTGGTCGCAGGCTGTAGGAATCACCAAGGCTTACTCCAGACACTGAAGGATGGGTTACATGCAACACCCCCTCATCAGACAGAAACACATCGTCTGCATGAGTACCCAACAAATCAATACGAGAAGAGTCGGCAACAAAGACGGGGTCGCTATGTGACTTGGAAGCCGCCTTGTAGTTCTTATCTTCAATGGAAACGAGTGATATGGCTCCGGGGTTGGCCCTAGGCACCATCAAATCACTAAGACCAATGGCAGACTCAACGCCATGATGGTCATTCACCAAGTGTCGGTCTTGGAGATTAAGCTCCTCTCTTACCGGCTTTCTATCCAGCACAAATAATTCATTATCAAAACCCACCAAATCTCTGGCAGCTTTGTACGAGGTTTCAGCAACCGACTCGATCAAATGGATCGCTTCAAACACGTACCTACGCAGGTAGGTGGACCGGTCATCATCAAAAGAGGTGAGGTCGCTATGATCGGTAGAGATCGCACGAACAGTTTCATCTGTGACAGCGACCGCATCCCACTTATAGAGCGAGGGGTGCAAATCAATATGATCATCGGTTGAGGCATTGTCCCGATGAGAGACAAGATGGAAACCTGCAGCATCCACCACTTCAGAGAGCGGCATCCCATCTTCAATGGCAGAGCCAACGAGAGCGTTCACCTGATCAGAAAGCTCCACATACTCCAATGTAGAGCGGATCAGCTCAATAACAGGATGATCATCTAAACCAAGATTCTCACCAAAGCTGCGCCCGAGCCAACGGCGAACCTCATCAAGCATATTTGCATGAATCGTGAGTCCATCATTTTTATTGAGCTGTATTAAGTTTTCAACATACTCAACAAGGGAGAGCTGGTCCTCATTCCAACCCTGATCCTTGGCCCACTCAGAAATACTCCAAAGAGCAGCAGTTACCCTGAGTTCGGCTGCATCAGCATATCCGCGAAGTTCAGAAATTTTCTTCGCATAAACGCCGATATCTTTAATATCAATATCGCCATCAAATGGCATCAGAATAAAGGCTCAATAACAAATGGAATCTCAACCTTCGAGGTCCACTTGAGAGTACGCATGATAGAAAGAGCCTCATCCAACTCTTTATAGTAGAGCCGGACCTTTCCAACAAAATTCCCCTCGATGGCTAAGTCGCCATCACGCCAGTCAACAGATACCTCACCCAATCCACTGTTGATTACTGAGCAGGGGATCTCGACAGGATCCGCAAAGGAAGCGGTATGCTTGAATAGCAGAACAGCATGATCAATACGATGTAGGTCCACCCTCCTCCAAGTTGAGGGATCATTGGGATTGATCACCTTACCCGGTGCAGGATGGGCCGCATCATAAACAAAGAGGCGTACAGGAGGAAGCGTATCCCCCTGAGTCAACGGAATAGTTGGTTGCTGAAACGCCATTGTCTTAGCCTCCTTTCAAGGTTCGATTATTCGGCGGGTGGCGTGACTTCCTCACCAACCGTTACATTATCAGTGCCAGAGAGATCCTCCTGCAGCGTAGGAACGATGTAGGACAGTTTGGCAGACGGTGAGTAGGACAGACATAACGCCAGCTCTACAGGGGTCACAGAGCCATCAACAGGCTGCGGGATGAAGTGCTTACCATATGATTTAACCAGCATCTCGAAAGAGTCACCGGTCTTGTTCTCAATGAAGACCACAGCCTGCGGATTTCCCACCACATTGGCAGTGATCACATACTGATTCTCATCTGCAAATGTGATCCCATTTTCAAGCGGCAGGTTATAACTGTATCGACCAGTAGCAACCTCCATCTTGACCTCTTTCTGTTGTACTCGAGAGAGGTTATTGACCTCATCAATCACACCATCCATAGCCTCTAAAGCTGACAAATCTGAGCCACGCAGCGTGCTGATCATCTCGTTTACTTCGGCAATACGAGAGGCAACCTCTGAATCAGACTGGTATATATCGTCCAGCGCGGCAATCTTCGACTGAGAGTCAGCGACCCCCTCTGCTACCGCTTTAATGTCCTGCAGCAACACCCCGGCAACCCGGTTGATCTCGCTTGCGATATTGTCATTCTGTGTCCCTTCGACAACTTTTAAGGCAGCAAAAGACTGCTCCACTGCATTTTTAAAGTCAGTGATCTTGCTGTTAATCTCAGCAACCTGACTACCCATATCCGTTCCAACCTTGCTGAACGAGGCGGTGATAGATGTGGCTAGAGTGGTTAATTTCTGATTGACGCTAATCTTCAGTGTTTCAGCAGTCTGATTCAGAGTTGCATTCGACAGCTCATCGGATGAAGAGATGGGGTCGTAGCTCACAGACTCTGAACTAACCCCATTAACTTCAACCTTATTGGTGATGTTGCTCAGGTTAATATTGATGTCTGCAGGTACTCCAATATTGGCTGCATTCACTGCTGCAGGGACAGTCACACTAAGTGCGTGCTCAGCGCCTATTTCTGCTTCTGTGGCTGGGGCTGAAAGCGGAGTTGGATCAACTACCGTCTCCTCAGTATCAGTGGTTCCATTTAAACTCATTTCCGTATCTCCATCAGTGGGGTTTGTATAGCGAGGGCAGTAATTCACTACCCTGAAAAATTTGGTAAAAGAGGGAGAAACCGAAGCTCCTCCCTCTTATCAAAGGCGATTAGCCCATGGTGTCATCACCAACGGCATCATCCCCTATGGTGCTTCCGTTTGAGCTGCTCTGGTTAAAGAGACACCTGTACTGTTGCAACGTGGGCAACAGTTACTTCAACAGTTACTGGATCAGTATCACCAGCCCAAGGCTGAGGTACATAATGAACACCCTGAGACATCAGACCAATCTCAAAACCAGCAGCAGTCTTACCAGACATAGACGCAGACGCTTTAGGCTGTCCTACGATTTCGATTGCAGCCGTGAAGTCACCCTCAGCATTCAAAGTCAGACCCAGCTCAGTAGCGAGATTGAAGCTGTAAGTTCCGTTACCAGAATTGACAGTAATGGTCTTCTTCTGAACACGGATCAGAGAATCCAGCTCAGTAGTAGTGCTGGTCAACAACTCAGCAACGTCAAGGCCAGAAGAGTCCATATCAGCAATCAGTGCGTCGATAGATGCAGCGCGTGCAGCAAAATCGGCATCAGTGTTGTAGACAGAATCAAGGTCGATGATCTTCTGATCAACAGCTTCGATAGCAGCCTTCAGAGCAGCCTCATTTGCAGAAACAGTACCCATGCGAGTATTGATTGCACCAGCGATGTCGTTGTTCTGAGCAATGTTACGCAGACGAACGTCTTCAAGAGCAGCGTTCAAACCGCCACGCAGAGCTTCCAGCTTATTGTTGATCTCAGTAGCCTGTGCAGAGGCATCAGAGTTCAAGTCATTGGAGAGTGCATCCAGAGCTGTTGCAAGAGCAGCCATCTGAGTATTTACATCACCAGCCAAAGCGTCAGCATTGCGGTTCAAAGACTCGTCGGTAACACCGTCAGCAGTTGTAACACCACCACCGAAACCAACAGCAGCAGGAGCAGATACAGCGTTAGCTGTCAGCTTGTTTTCAACAGTAACTGCACCCATATCAGCAGGAGCAGGAGCCGCCAGAGCCGCACCGTCAACTGGAGCAACAGCAGTGATGGATACCGCAACAGCGGTTTCAAGTTCTTCTTGTGTAGGCATAATAAACATCCTTTAAATTTAAAGTTAAAAATCACCCCCCTCGGGGCACAACATTGGGGTTGGCAGATGGAGTCGGGAAAGCCAACCCCACGTGTCAAACCCAACTCCACCCACCAAACTCTTTATGCCCGCGCCACCTGTGTCGCCACGGTGGAGAGCGCAGAGGTCAACGCATCGACCTTATTACTCAAGACAATCGCCTGTTCGTTAAGCGTGTCTTCATTTAATTCATCCTCACCGCTTCGAATTGGAAGATCCGCATTCAGGAACTCGGAGTAGTGGTTCAACTGCTCACCAAGCAGCTTGAACATCGCCTCCATTCGCACTGTCGCATTCGCAACAGCCTCGTTGTGAAGCGCATAAAGCGATGCACTAACAAGACGTACAGAAACTTTTGTATCTTTGATATGAGGTACGGGTTCAGTCCCATCCACCCCACGCTTGACCGTGAATACACCATCTTCAAAGAGCGTAGCCATGACGATCTCTTTGGTGTCCTGCATTCCACGTGGAACAAGAGACAGATAGCAATAGTGATCACCAGACAGCTCAGGGAACTCTCCCTTTACAGCATCCCCAACCAGTAAACGGACATCTTCGTCATCAGCGCCAATATCATGCTGTAGGTATCCGTAGGTATCATTGGCAAAGCGAATATCCATACCGTTATCCACCTATCCTGAAGTTGCCAACACGATCATTTCCAATCTCACTGGTCGACATATCAGGTAAACCCGAGACAATCCGAGCACGAACAATCCGCTTAATATGATCAACCTTCACTTTGTACCGGGAGGCTTTTTTCTCACGCTTTTTAAGAATACTCATCGTTTTACACCTTTCGAGCGAACATGAAATGGAATTACGTTCTCCATGGTTTTACAGCCTCCAGCCGAGTACGTGATCTCCACCTCACCGATATAATCCCCCTGCTCCATCCAAACATCACTCCAGAAATCAACCACCACTTGTCCGTTCTGTGGTGCCCCAATAAAGTTGCAATCAAATGATTGCTGCAGCACTTTATTCGAATAAATGAGAAGTCGAACTAGGTCAACCTCACCCAGATTGATTGGAGCCTCTACCTCGCATTGATCCGCACACCGATACTCAATCAACTGCATTTCAAGAGGAAACCGTGTATCCCCCTGAACCACTTGAATGACATCTTGTACCGGTGCGACAGACATTCCCTTTTCTACTTACCAGCCTCAGCAGCCTCAGCAGCTTCAGCGGCCTTCTTATCAGCCTCAGCCTTCTTATCAGCAGCCTTCTTATTAGCCTCAGCCTTGTCAATGGCAGCCTGAGAAGAAAGAGGTTTAGCGGAAGACGATTTGAATCCTTCGATCTCACAGAATGATTTAATGACATCATCTGAAAGCTCTTCGACAGATATCATCTGCCCACCAGAGTGGGGTACAAAATCAACACCATTAATATTGGTGCTGGCATTGGGTAGTGAACAAATTACACGAGACATACAAACTCCTAAAAAACCCCCTCCAAGAAGAAGGGGGAAACCAGCCAAAGTTTTAAGCGAAAGGCTTCCATGCAGACGCGCTAGGCACGATATTCTTAATCAGAATATGGTGACGGCGCTTAGCAAGACGAAGATATCCGAACAGCAACTGTGCCCAAGGAATCGTTGCCTGATTTACTGCAGCAAGCGGGAACTTCATCATCGGCAGAAGCTGTCTCCAAGTGATCGACTGATCACTAGCGTTCAGATTGAGCAGGAATGCGCTACTTGAACCGGGAATCTCACGATTAAGGTCAACGGCAACAGTCTGCTCTCCGGTACGTGGAACACGCATCATTTCACGGAAGTCATTACGATTATTGGTGCCGTTCTTGCGAGAGCGGTAAATCACATAACCGGACTCTTTGCCAGAAGCAGATTTATCAATGGTGATCATGACCTTCTTGCCAGCCGCAACAGCAACCTGTGCACTCACAATACCAATTGATTGACCTTCAGCATTAATGCCGGAAACCAAGTAGTAATAGTTGCCACCATGTGGAGCACCAAACTTAGAACCAACATCACTGGAATCAGCGTTACACTCAACACCGGTTGGCGTGAAGTTATTCTCGCTCGCGATATCTCCATGCATCAACTCAAACGGAAGCTGCATATCTTCGCCACGAATAAATACGTCACGAGTTATAGAAACATCACCCTGAGCAGTTACGATGCCACGAACAGGAGTGCCACGCTTGGACTCTTGACCATTTGGCAGAGGAACACGGTAAGCAGGATCAAGATTGGCATCAAGATCAGCACCACAACCGGGACTCAGGAAGAGGTCCGTAGGAGTACCAAAGTTACCGTAACCAGAAATTACCGCTGCAGCCTGTACGATTGCATTGATAGAAGTCAGGGTCTGGCCCTCAGCATCAATGATATGGTCAGCAGAATCCAGAGTCTCGAGCTGTGAACCAATACCATCAAACTCGGTAGGAACAATGCGAGAGTCGCCTTCAAAGCACAAGAACTCAGCATCAGTTAGAAGCTGCTTGGTACCGTTGACCTGCTCGATTGCCTCAGACTGCGCGATAGCACCCTGTAGGGACTGCACGACAGACACCTGACGCTTAGCCATCAGGAACTTAACGAAACCAACCCGGCGAGCATAATCACCAGTCGACTCACGAATAATCCCCATTTCAGTATTGGTTGAACCACCCATGAAGCCACCGATACCAGACTGCTCAGTCCACTCATCTACGGTTGCTGTGGCACTCTGCTTCTGCAGCGCATTAAACAGAGCAAAATGCTTGTTTTCCTGCACAACAGCCATAAGAGTTTTATCGAGAGACTGAATGCGTAACGCACCACCACCCTCAAGACCAGCAGAATCAGAACCATAACCAGCCGTCAGTGCTTTTTGAAGCTCCTGAACCTGCCCCATGGATACTTCACTACTAACAGAACCACCGCCAAACCCACCATTATTTAATTGTTGTAAAAGGTCCATTACTTTCCTCCAGTAAACCCAATCTTCGTCATCAGACCGCTAGGTACTGGCGAATTGTTATTGATACAAGACTCAATCAGGGAGATGTCAGAAGCGACAATCTTCCCACCCTCAAGAGCAGTCTCAGCCTTCAGCATAAGATCTTGTGAAGTGACAGCAATAGCCTCACTACCCTCTGATTTGGTCAGATTTTCCGTGGTAGTAACAACGGTGCGGCGACCTGTGCCAGACGCGGCAACTTTCTCGAGCTTCGTTGTTAGAGCGGAAATACGCGCGTCTTGCCCCTTGAGCATGTCAACAACCAGAGACATACTTTTAACGAGAGCAGGATCACTATCAGAACCAGCCAATGATCCAGACTCCAGAGCGGATAGACGCGAATCTAACGACTTCAGGAATGCTGTTGCATCAAAGACAGCAACCTCCTCACCATTAGCATCGACAGCATACATGGACTTACCCATATCCTCTTCATCCTCTTCTTCCTTCTCTTTATCGTCGCCATCAGCATCAGCAGCAGCAACATCATCACCGTCTGCACCTTCACTTACAGCAGCGACCCCCTCTTCTGATCCTTCCTCAGAATTATCATAGTTATCTGGGTCAACACCAGCCTCCTCAGCAGCAGCGGCAATACCATCGTCGCTGGCCTGAGACTTGACGAGCGTCCCCAGATCATTAGCAAGTTTGTCAAATTCACTCATTTGAACTTTTTCCTCTTTTCGAGAGATCACTAAAGAATCTCGTAACAAATTCAGTCGCCATATCAGACGACAAACCAAAGTGATGGACGCTGTAAGCGATAAGGCTTTGTGGCATCAAATCATGAGGAATGCTGTTGTCACGACCATTTAGAAGGGCCGATAATTTCTCTCGGTAGTCGTAATAATTAATTACAGAACCATGAAGAGATTCAGTGCGAAGAGCCGCACCACCAGACAAAGAAGAGGAGTCAGTGCCATACCCGGCAGTGAGAGCCTTAGACATATCACCCACCATCACCAGTGCACCCAGAGACTTGTGGAATACACCAACAGGAGCCGTGGATACAGTGCCCAGATGTTGATTAACTGGAGTGCGTGAAAGACCAATATTCGTCCAACGAACCTTATCAACTATAGTGATCGGTTCACCAGTATCTGGATCCTCGTCAACAGACTTGGAAAGAACCTTCCCCCCAACGGACGGATACCAGCGGGCAGGAGGCGTGAGAGCAGTGACCGACTCCCATAGCATATTGGCGTTTTTTGCCAGAGGGCCGCCCCCTTGGTAAATCTCAGCCTTCACAAAAGTTCTCTCACCGGAGCACTTCGCCTCAATCGGACGACCCACTTCATAAGAGAAGGGTTCAGGAAGCCCGAGCTTGTGTCCAATGATCGTATAGTGATCTATGTCAATATTGCCAAACTTGATGAAGTGGTCAGACGACTCAGACAGAGCCTTCGCCATAACTCTCTCACCCTGAATATCAACCCCCTCATTGGAAGCCTCAAAATATAGGATGCGGCGACCATCTTCCTCGATAGGTTGCGCTTTGAGCATGCACTCAGTGCCAATACAAATAAAATCAGAATCCATGCATGAATCATGGTGTCACGACTTACCTTGAGTTTGATAGGTATGAAGCAATCCCCGTATCGTCAAGGGTCTCCATCGGATCCAGCAGCATCTCTCGTAGTGCATATTTCTTTTTGAGACGATCGAGAGCGGTCTGCTCGGACGGATGGTCAGCCACAAGGGTGTGCACCGTTACATCGTTCTTCTGCCCCAATCTATGAACACGTGCGGATCTTTGACCATGTAACATGGCTGTAGCAGGGATATCATGATGGACCACCCAACTGCCCCGCTGCATATTCAACCCAACGGCACCCGCATCGGAGGAAACCATAATGTCCGCAAGAGGCTCCCCGTTCTCAGGCTGAAACATGAGCCGCTTTTTATCCTTATCCTTGGCAGAGTCCGACCCGGTCAGGGTAACTACCCGGTGACCTTCAGACTCCAGACGCTTGCGAATCTTCTCCACAGCATCACGATTCCGGGCAAACACCACGCCGGGCTTACCATCGTGCCCAGAGACAAGAGACGAAATCTTATCAATCTTGGCATTGTGGTCAGAGGAGTGAATAACTCGACTCACAGCGGCGTTATGCACCACACCGGCTGCGTTCTGGATTCTGCGAGCCAACTCCTTATGGTCTTTTTGATCGACTCCTTCAAAAGATGAGGGACTCAGGGAGCGAGCAGCATCAACATCAACCTCACCCTTCAGGCGAGCCATTTTGACCCGGCTATAATGCCCATTAACCTTCTCAATCTCGCCACGCTGGTGGTCAGAGAGAGAAACCGACTCATTCCGATAATCAGCCTTAATGTCAGGGGATATCGTATTGCTTATTCCATTGCGAGCCAACTCACGCTTCAACGCAGCCTTCGACTCGATCGTGTTCTGACCATAAGCTCGCATAAAGGCACCCCGGTCACCGTATCGATTACGATCAACTTTTGATAGCACATCGTGAATTTCACTAGCATCATTTTTAGCGGGATCTCCGGTGCCATAGATAAAATATGGCGTGTTATCAGAAACAGCATCAATAACATTGGCCCGAGTGGAATTCTCCTTCCCTTGGCGGTTCAGTAGTTGGTGTGCCTCGTCGACAAATGTTGCATCGAAATTGATCCCTTCATGATCCATGACCCCCTTCGCCCAACTCTTTCGCTCTTGCGGAGTCATTGAATTGACCTCGGCGGTCATCTCCTGCTCGGTCATCCCGGCATGACCAGCACCAAGATCAATCATATCCCCCCGGAAAGCCTCGTGGGTCATTACAGCAATGTGGTGGTCCGGGTTTTTATAGGCCGCAATACGCTCCTCCCGAGAGGCTCCCGGCTGAATATGAGTGTTGAACTTGCCCGGTTCAAGATACCGAAGTGCCTCACCAGAGAATTGCGCCTGCACCGCCGAGGGGACCAGCATTAGTGCACGTTTGACCTTACCCTGACCATGGAGATGGGAGAATCCCCCAAGGTAAATTGCAGTTTTTCCGCTGCCCGCACCATATCCCAAAGCAATACGCTTATTGGCCTCCAGCATTTTGATTGCTCGCTGCTGGGGGGCATACTTCCCAGACATTGAAGCCCCCCACAATTTCGTAGGCTCCCCAGATTTGAAGTTCTGCCCCACTACGGACATCATGCCGGCAATCTTCTGTTCAGCAGCATGTCCAACCGTGTACCTCTCATCGGTGCGAATAGAGTTGTCCGGGGTCAATTCTTCGGAGGAAAACAGGCCCATTTGAGTCTGCTCATAAGCCGCTTTGGTCTGTGCGTGCGCCTGCAGCTTATCTGCAACAGATCCAGAGGAGTATTTTCCATCCACCCGGTCGCGTAGAGAGTCGATCAGAGATTTGCGCTCAGACTGACGCTTCTCCCGAGCTACCGGGTCAATCGCATCCAGATAAGCAAGATTGCCATCAATGACCGTTTTCCCGACCTTCAAGGGCGAGCTGGGAGTGAGCTTATTGTGATGATCTGCAAAGTCATGAACTACCCGCGAGCGAACCAGATCCTGAACAGATTTGATTGCCTGCTCCGGGGAACCCATGGTCTGCACAAACTTACCCCATGTAAAAGAAGCCTTGTCGTGTGCTGCAGAGAGTTCGTCACGCTGACCAGACCACTCCTTCCACTCCGAAGAGGTGGCTGTATCATTAAACAGATCAACACTCTCTTTCTTCGGCTCAGTGGCAAGGTGTGCATCAAGAGCAGCTTTCTCATCCTGACCGCCAGATTTAGGGGCCACGTTCGACATAAACCACTTACGAAGACCATTCCGCTCCTTCACGGAAAGATCACCGACCGGCTTGAATGCAGCCACACCTTCGGGATTACTCGACAGGGAACGATGCAGAGCATCTACAGATTTTTGATCTAACGAGAACCCTTGGGAGTGCAGTGGAGAGCGGTCACCACCATATTTAGCAGAAACATACTCATCCGCAAAGCCAGAAAACACGTTTGTATGAGATTCAGCGGCCCTGATCTTCCCCGCACCATCACGCAAAGGAACAACAGAATCAAGAGCTTTCATGTAAGCCTTTCCATCACCACCAGACCGTTCAATAAAGTTTGATGAGAGCAGATCAGCAACGATACTTGACGGTGGGTCACCATCAGCAGCCCTACCACCAATATACGAACGAATGGCACCAGATAAAGAGTCGTGCGCCTTCGGGGAGAATGGCTCAGCAAGAGACTCAGCCACCCCCGGCTCTACGTGCATAGCAAGATCAGGACGATCAGCAAACCCTTTAGGTAACCACCCCTCCTCGTCCATCTTGCCAGAGGCGATATCAAGATTGCGGCGAATGCGCCTCAGACCCTCAATATCAACGGGACGGGCCAACTTATCAAGACCGGGGCCATTGATGGTGACCACCAGATTATCCCCGGCTTTATCAAGAGCGTAATCCCCTTTCTCTAAGCCAATCGCATGGAGCTGTGTAATTGCAGAACCCATACCTGCTGCACCCAATGAGACTTCGGTGTGGCTGGCTTTAGAAGATTTTAAGGCCATTGCAAGAGCTGCGTTCGCTTCAAGCTCTCCGGAAGTAATCCCCATGAGGCGCTTCGCCTCCTGCAGTATTTTTCTACGCTGCTGATTTAAAGCCTGAGCATGAGCAAGGTCGGTCCCCGTTTTGCCATCTGGAAGCTTGATCTCCGAAGCCGCCGAAATCAGGCTGTTGTAATTTTTAACAGCGGTATCCTGTTTCTCAACCTGTGTATCAGCATGAAAGCGTTCAAGCGCATGACGCACTCGGTCAAGATCACCCCCCTCGTGGGATTGGTGAATCTGACGGGCGAGCACTTGAGCTGCACCATTCAGCCCCAGAACGTCGACCACCGAACGATCAATAAGAGACCCTCCTGCAACAGCAGTAGCAAAACTATTAAGAGAGTTAAATCCACCAGCACTGACGTGCACACCCAACCCCGTCTCTCCGGATTTATGGTCCACACGATTAATGAAACCAACCACAGAAAGGGTGCGAGCATCATCTTCAATAGACTTCTTAACGGACTCGTCAATTTCATCTTCTGAGACGTTGAGCACGTATGATTTCTGTTCCACCACGCTCGCATTATCGATCTCCTTTTTTGATTTACGTGCCGCATCCTCTGCGAGCTTGAGCTTTTTGGCAGCTCGCAACATATCGACAGCTTTGTGGGCATCCTCCAGCACCTTGGGGTCAGGAGGCATGGTGTCAGGATTAATCTCTTGGAACTTCTGTAGCTCCACAGAGGCATCCGCTGCCATCGACTGACTTGGGGTGGGTGGCTTACCGCCGGAAAATGACTCTTTTATCTCCTGCTTCGAAGTAGAAGTGAGTCCTTTTTTCTCGGCACGCTCCGCATATTGAGGATCGAACCCAAGAGACGGTGCCTTCTCGGGAACAGGATTCAGATCATCAACGGAGAGCGTCTCGTGATTATCTGACTCCAACGGCAACTGATTGAGGCCAGCAATGGCCTGCTTAGAGTGATCGAGCACGAGAGACTTGCGATTCAAGTCCACCTCGGCGCGAGCACGCTTCATTAATCCGGCAGAATGGTCTTTGCGTGCCTTGGCGCGAGCAGAATCTGAAAGATCGGCGTGCTTATCCTCATCAAATTCAAGATCCTTTGGATCCCACCCCGCACTCTCAGCAACGGTGCGAACAAAATCCTCACGATGCTTGCGCAAATTCTCGGATATTTTGGATTTTGCGCCAACCTTGGACTCGTGGACCCCCGCTGCTTTATCGGCCTTGATCTGAGCCTTCTTTTTATCGCGGCGATCCTTGGCCTTCTGCTTGAGTTTTTGTTTGTAGTCCCCACCCTTGCCGACACCGGTCAATGTGAGATGGTTTAGAGAACCACCAGCACCGCCAATAACCTTCATGGAACCATCGGACTGAGGGAGCACTAGAATCGCCTGCCCCTTTCCCTCTCCATTTGGATGAACAGTTATCCAGCGAGCACCCGTAGGGATACCAGACTGCTCTGCCTTGAGCATCTCCTGACCGTAGTCGGGTTCACTGGAGCCGCCCTTGATTAACCACAGCTTTCCTCTCTTGTCCGCATAATCACGAACGTCCTCCCAACTAAACATTTTCTGACGGTCGGAAAACTTCACCGTAAAATACATACCATCAACAGTGATCTTCGTATCAACCACATGACCAGAGGCTGGCCCCCCATCAAACAGGTGGTCACTGTTGAATTTGATCGCGTCACCCTCTACCGGCTCTGACTTGATCATCTGAGGCTTGTCAGCAGTGGCCCTGACCTTTGCCTTGAACTCATCAAGCGGCATCGGGGTCACATCACCCAGAAAGCGTAGGTCGTTGTAGTGCAGCAGGAACGCACGAACAGCATCCTCCTTGGAGGAGAACCCGAGCATACACTTATCCTCGTCGTACTCAGACCAGTTACCGTACTGCCGCTGGTGGACCACAAAGACCGTCTGAGCATCCTCATCGGGGCCGAGATAGATATCTACATGATCACCGTCAACGCCCTCAGACCCCAAAATGTACCCGTATGGGAAGTACATCCTTGTCTCCCACACCTTGCCACCGGGATCAACTCCACGGCGCACAGAACCAGCCTCATTCTCAATTGAGACCGTGAGACCATGAAACGAGAGCTTACGTTTTTTATAATTGCCAGCCTCTATCTGGGCCTGAGTAGGCTCATGAGAATGACGATACAGAAGGATATCAATCTCCCCCGCACTCTCGTCAAGAGACTTAACGAGTGAGGGAGAGGAACCGGCGAGGTGGGATAGCTGTTGCTCAAGCTGGGCGAATTGACTCATTCACCCATAATGAGATCACGACCTAATCAAGCCACCATTTTCGGTAGTTCATTAATATTGAATTTGGCATGCTCAATAACCTGAGTCAGAAGACCGCGCTCCTTAGCGAGAGCATTGTACTCAACTGCTAGATCATCACGAACCATTGCATAAGGGCGAATTTTTGCCATACGTGAAAGAACCTCATGCTCACGCTCGATTGCGCGGTCCATGATTCGTTGCTCAGACTCAGTAGTCTGGGCCTCTAACTTCAATAACTGTGGCACATTCATACTTACCCCCTTTCGGATTGACTATCAAAACCCATTCCTCTCGGTTTGTTTCGTTGTATACCAATCCTTTCAAACACATGCCTGAATTCTAACCCATGATCAGCCATCTCGCCAACGAGTGAGGCAATAACAGCTGCGTGATCAGGCACTCTCTCTTTTTTTCTATAACTGGACAAAGTTGCGGGGTGCATACAGAGCAGATTGGCGAACTCAACTTGTGTGAGTCCCGCCTTGCCTAGTTGCCGTATAAATTCCTTGTGATCCATGCATCCAGTATATCAGGACAATCCACACAATCAACACTAATTAGTGAAGAATACCCGTAAAATAGTTGACTTAACAAACTAACGAAGTATAGTAATTAAACAGTTGCATAACTTAACTGATAAAAGGAGAGCAGCAGTGGACAATATAGGAATACCGCCAGTAGCAAGAGTGAACGAGGCTCTGGGAGCAAACTTCATAAAGAAGCTGCATGGTGAAAACGTCCGGGTTGTCAGTCATCGGTCAGCACGATTCGATATCCCGGAGACAGAAAACGGGATCAACCGGGTCAAGGTGACCGCCATGGAAGACGGCACTTTTATGACGCGCTTCTACAAGGTAGAAGAGAAAGAGATGATTCACGACTTGCCGATGGACCGAGTGGAAGGATCGATAGAGGCAATGCTGGCAATGGGATCCTGTTCGTGACCGGATTCGCAATAGTCATGCTGATTATCCTAGTCCCTACAGGGCTATGGGAGATCAGTGTCAGCAATAGATACTACAAAGAAAAGGAAAAATAGAATGGGAACGCACAACTACGAAACAGAACAAGAGTGGTATGACAGACTGGTTGAGGTCGCAGAAAGTCACGACAACAGTTTCGCTGTCAGAGATCGTGAGGGGTGGATTATGGATTGGGAAGAGATGACACCAGAGGAGTCGTACTACGGAGAGTACCCCGAGCATAAAAAGTAACATTCAATAGCCGCCATTTAAAAACAAACAGGAGCAAACATGGATAACCCCCAATACGAAGAAAGGCAAGCGGTGAGAACGGTCGTCCGAGGAACATACGACATACAGAACCTGCGCATCCAAACTGGAAATCGGATTGTTGCAAACTTCAAGGCAAGGTTAGGGCAAGCACCAAGCGAGAAAGAGGAGACGATGGATAAAGAAGCCAAAGATATCCTCGCAAATCTTCGCAAAGAATTCGACAGGATAACGGATGGAGTCGCAATCTTTCCGAGAGCATCATCCTTCAAAGGAACAGAGCTGATATCAAGCTACACGGAACTCACGCTTATGGATGAGTATCTCGCACTGGAGAAGGCAGAGAAAAACTCATTCAAGCGGCTGGGGCACATTCTAAAGGATTTTGGGGTATGGACTGAGTTCCTAGAAGGTATCAGGGGCGTGGGGCCAACAATTGCCGGAGTGATCGTCTCGGAAATTAATATCTACGCAGCAGAATACCCCTCCTCCATCCACAAGTATGCCGGTCTCGATGTGGTGAATGGAGCTGGAAGAAGCCGCAAAAAAGAGCACCTTTCCAAAAGCAGCTACACCGACAAAAACGGGGAAGAAAAGGAAAAGATGGGAATAACCTTCAACCCTTTCCTGAAAACCAAATTGATTGGAGTTCTCGGGCCAAGCTTCATCAAACAGCCAGCAGAAAAGAGTATCTATCGAACGATCTATGACAACTACAAACACCGCATAGAGCACATGCCGGCGCATAAGGATAAATCCCTAAAGCACCGTCACAATATGGCGGTCCGCTACATGATCAAGCGGTTTTTAACCGACCTCTACAAAGCATGGAGAGAGCTTGAAGAGTTACCTGTGGCACCGGAATACTCCGAGGCGAAACTCGGGATGACCCATGGCTCGGCTAAAAAGTACGGCGAGGCTGCATAAGGTGGCCTCCGAGTAGAACCATCCATCCCAATCCACCCAAAATAGCCAAGTGAACCAATACAGAATAGACAACCGTAATTGCTAAGTGAACCATTTTGATGGAGACACCCAAAACTATAAAGTGAATCAAATATATAGAGACAACCGCAAAAACAAATGAACCAATACAGAATAGACAACCATAGTTTTTAAGTGATTCAAACCGACCTTTTCATATCAGACAACCATTAGGAAGAAGTGAACCATAGAGAATCAATAACCCAACGTGTGGAAGTGAGCCGAAATGATCAAGAAACCCGAAACCATGAAGTGAATCATGGGTTATTAGACAACCATAGTGGTTAAGTTGACCGATATTGATTAGACACCCAAATCATGTAAGTGAACCAGTGCTTTTTAGACACCCAGAATGAAAATGTGAGCCAATCAAAGTTACACGCCCAGAGCAGAAAGCGAACCATTAGTGCCGAGACACCCTCTCATGCGAGTGAACCAATGAATGAAAGACAACCAGAGGTTTTCAGTGAACCAATAGATATAAATACCCCCCCAATTTTATAGAGTGAACCACGACAATTTAGGCACCCAATAGAAATAATGAACCAAATGCGCTAAGTGAACCATAGAAGAGAATACAGACATTAATTGAAAGTGTGTCAAACAAAGCTAGACACCCAGACTATGCAATACGCTAAATAAAGAAAGACCACCAACCCGTAAAAGCGAACCAAGTTGAAGAAGACACCCATTGATGGATAGTGAATTAGAAGTGAAGAAAACGATCAAGATATGAATAAAAGGACAATTTAATGAAAATTATTTATTTTAATGATGAGAGTGAAGCGGAAGCATTCTTCTATGGCGTTTCGTGGTTTTCAATCCACCCATCCTCAATTGACCCAGATAGCCTTTGTGTGAAAGTTGGTAAAACTGACACTGAAAACAACACTGACCAGACCATTGCCTACAGCAATGGAGTCATCACATTTATGAACAATAGTGGAATTATTGAGAAAGGCGCGAGAGTCAAGATGATCAATATGGGAGGGAACGATCCAGACCCCATCCCATTTGGCTCTGAAGGAACGGTCGATAAGGCAGTTTTCAACGGAATCTGTATGACAGTAGACGTAATCTGGGATATCAAAAGATCCTTATCGGTAACCCTTTCGCAAGACCAGATTGAAGTAATCCCCCCGACTGCACTCTGATCCAACTGGTAAAGCTACTGGTAAAGCCAGTAGCTCCTACTTTACCAGCGGAGAAAACCTCCGGCCCCCCTCATTAATACCCGTTAAAGAACAAACTTAACAAATTAACGAAGTATTTGCTGGACATTAACTGATTTGTGAAGATAATAAACAAAACAGTTAAGTAATCAATCCGGGATATGTCAATGAGGAGATGGATAACTACACCCTACTGATCACGAAGATCAAAAAGAACGGTGAGCCATACGCTGCAACGAGCAAGCTGCGTAGCTACGAAGTTAAACACTGGAGCCTCGAAGAATAACCCCCACTACATCACCCCAATAGAAAGGAAACTAAAATGGCACATGAAATTGACATGACAACAGGACAGGCAGCAGTAGCGTGGGGGGGCACTGTACCTCCATGGCATGGCCTCGGGAAACCAATGCCGGAGGATGCCAGCATTGACGAGTGGCGTATCGCGGCAGGACTGGATTGGGAAGCAAAACGCTCTACAGTCCAGTTCCAGAATGGCGAGATGCGCTCATGGGACGGACGAGATGTACTCTACCGCAGCGACACCAACGCACCTCTGAGTGTGGTGAGTAGTGATTACAAGATTCTCCAGCCAGCAGAAGCCCTGAGCTTCTTCAAGGATTTGGCTGAAACGGCTGATATTCAGATCGAGACAGCTGGGTCGCTCAAGGAAGGCAAGCGGATATGGGCACTCGGGAGAATCGATGAGGACCGTGTCATTATGGATGACCGAATCGCACCATACGTGCTCATGGCGACCAGCTATGACGGCACCATGGCAACGATCGCAAAATTCACCAGCATACGGGTGGTCTGCAGCAACACGCTCCACGCCAGCATCAATAACGAGTATGGCAAAGTACAAGTGACTGTTCCCCACTCCACCAACTTCGATGCAAGCATAGTGAAATCGATGCTCGGTCTAGACTACGAGAGCTGGAACAACTTCACCTACACCGCCAACCAGATGGCAGCCCGGAAGCTCGGGGATACCGAAATGGATCTCTTCCTGCAGGAGCTACTCAAGCCCTCTAAAGATGCCCCGGAACCCGACAAGATCCGCAGAAGCCGGGGTTATCTGAGAATCATGGACCTCTACAAAGGGGAACAGATCGGAGGGGGTATGGACGCGGTCAACGGCACTGCGTGGGGAGCGATAAACGCGGTCACTCAGTATATCGACCACGAGAAAGGACGAACCAGAGATACCCGACTCACTAACGCATGGTTCGGAACCGGTGCGCGACTCAAGAATAAGGCATTCAGCATTCTAAGGGAGGCAGCATGAGTACCACAGCAGCAATCGTCTTCAAAGGGACTGCAAACCGAGTCAATGCAGACGGGTATCCAGAGTATATGCTCCGGGCACTCGAGAAGGTATCCCGGACAGAGGAGTCGCTGGAAAATCTTGTCAAAGGACCGGAAATCCAAGGGCTAGGTGGCCCCGATGAAGATGACGAATTCAAACCAAACCAAAACATCTCCATCGACGGAGATCCCCAAACAATTGGGGCCAAGGCGCGTAGAGAATTCGGGGCTGACTACGTCTACACATGGACACCGGAGGGATGGGTATGCACTTAAACAAGGAACAGCAGGACAAAGTCAATAAAGCCACTGCAAAGGGAGTCCTGTTGATCCACGGACTCGGTCGGGAAGAAGGGATGGTGGCACTCTCAACAATGACGGCAATTTATGCACTCGGAGTAGGTGAAACCTCACAACCCCCGATTGATGTAAACGAAGTTCTGGACTCGATACGCGAATGTACAGAAAGTGTGGTGGTAACTCTACTGGAGGAACTCCATGAGTCATGAAATTGTAGCTATGGATGCTGAAAATATTGAAAACATGGATCTTCCTGATGAGATAAAAGAGCACGCAAGGACGTACCTTGCAATCAGCGAGAAGATCTTTAAGCACGAACATGATGAGGTGTTTGGAATTCTGGTCGGACTTATAACCAACTTCACGCTGGCAATGAGTAAATCAGCAGACACCACCCCCCAAAGGGTGGTTCAGAGTATCTCCGATACGGTTATGGAAACCATATTCGAGGTAGAAGATAAACGGAAAAAAGGATAGGAAAAAACTATGTGGATAGCAATGAGTAACACCTTTCTCTCAATCGTCCAACCGCTTGAGTATAAGAAGCCAATAGAGCATTCAGGACGAGATGTCCTGCTGGTCAGATCGCGTAGAGAAGGCGATATAGAGGCCGTATTTCCGAAGGCCGAAGTGATTGCGAATGCGGGAACTGACTATAAGTATCGTGCCTATATCGACCGGTCTGTAGTGGCGACAACAATCACGCAAGAGTTGCTAGGGATTCACTACGACAACTTCAAAAACAGCGTGACAGACAGACCGCTCCATGATGCCTATTTCAATGTATGGAACTCAATGCATGAACTGCAGCAGCCACGGTACCGCCAGCAAGACGGTCAGCGCTCTCTACTTGGAGACATGATGTCTGGTGAATGTGAAGGTGGATATGGTGACTTTGAAGATAGCACTACCGAGGAAAACTGTGAAGACGAGCATTACTAACGCCGAGAGAACGCTGGCCTTCCTATCAAGGCTCCCCACAAGGGGGCTTGATCAGGGGATGCAGCATGAACGGTTATTACTGATTCAAGAGCTATCTAGAGGAGAGAGCAATGATAGAGCAACTAAAGAGAATGCTTCGAGTGGCAGCATACGGGGGGAATAAAGAGCAGTTTCATCGCCTTGTGAGGCAGAACAATGTCGATCCAAGTGTGGCAGAAAAAGCATGGTCCGATGGAGCGGAGTCAAGAGCCAACAGAGATGGACAAGTCTGTAGAGCATGTGGGCGACTTTCTTAGGATAAGGCAATGGTCATAGACGTGAATGGACCCGATGGCAATGCTTTCCAGATCATTAAATTTGTCAAACAACTCTTCAAAGAGACTGACCGGATGGACGAGTGGGATGCTGTGCGAGCAGAGATGATGTCGGGAGGTTATGAAAGCCTCTTAGAAACCGTAGAGCGAGTCACCTTCGGAATAATTACATTTAAAAGGGATTGAAATAATGACACGTAACTCATCACTGAAGCATATGAAAGTTGCCGGGTACCACAACGATACCAGTGGATTTACACGGCTACGGTAAACCAAAACTGGAGACCCCCTATGAGTGATGTCAAATGTCCAAAATGCGGAAACGAACACTCAATACACGAAATGGAATTGTATGAAGTCTATGACGAGGACGGGAAAGAAACCAAGATGGAGTGCCACAACTGCGGGGAAACGCTGGTTATTACGTCCAGAATCATTGGATGGCGATTTGAGGTTGAGATAGAAGAAGGATAATTATGAAAGTAGCAACAATAGAAGCAGACACACTCCAGAAGCATATCCACCAACTAGGTGATGCTCTATCAAAACTTGAGAGCCAGATGAGCCGCTCCCCTAGTCTAGCCAGAATGTATGAGACTATTTTGGGAGATGCGTTTATAGCGAAGAATGCACTCCAGCAAGCCGTTAAGTCGGCGCATGAAGATGCACCTGTCTTCATCGTTGTGATAGACACGAAGTCACCCAATGTCGAGTTTGTAGAGATCGAGCAGAATGGTAAATCCATTAGCGTTCCAAGCAGATCACCGGAAGACAGTAGATACCGAGAGATCGGACCTCTCTATCTACCCTCCCCCCCGCCTATTCATGGGGAGTCGCTACCTAAACAGATTGAAAAACCATCATGGGATGACGCTCCCGAGTGGGCAGAGTGGCTCGCCAAAAACATGGATGGAGCATGGTATTGGTACAGAAAACGGCCTGTAGATATCGTGTGGACATGGTGCGGATCAAACAAGTCTGAACGAGCCAACACAGACTATATTCCTGAACAATGGAGAGAGACGCTTGAGTCACGCCCCGGAACAGAAGCGGAGGGATCAGCACAATGAGCCTATACCAATGCGAGGTATGCGGGTGCCTCGAAAATACAGCTCTGGCACCAAGCATGGTGTTTACGCACAAATGGTTCGACTGGACCGGTATCGAGGAGCGCAAGGGAAAGAAAGTCTGTAGCGCATGTGGCCCCAGCAAATACAGCGATGGAAGCCCCACCGAATACGGGGTGTGGCATGGTCGGTTCGATAGGAAATTCCTCCCCATGGGAATGTTCAAGACCAACAAAGAAGGGAACCTTGAGCATATTGAGACAGGGTCTACCGATATCTGTCAGTACGAAATAAAGGATGGTGTAAGTGAAAAACAACCAGAGTAAGGCACGCCAAATGATGGCTTTATCAGCATCTATTCACGTATTTAGCCATTCCATGCCTATGGATCCGAAAGCGTTCTTGGTGAAAAAGAACAATGACCGCCCATGGCTGAAAAAGAAAAAAGGACGATCATGATTGAGAATAAATTGCCGTACATCTTGGTCTGGCTGGACTGGTGCGTCTACTCATACTGGATCAGTCTGATTGTGATGCCCGTCATGTTTGGTGCCCATTACTTGCTGAGGAGTCCACATCCATCGGCTTCAGGGTTGTCATTAGCAATATTCGTTAGCGTATGCGCATGGGTGACCTTGAGCTGGATGCGACAAGGCTATGCTGTTGGATAAACCAAGGAAAGATATATGAACAGAGTATTTATAGACATGGACGGAGTCATAGTGGACTTCGACAAATACAAGAGAGAGCACGCTGTCGAAGGCGAGAGACTGGTCAAACAACAAGGCATCTACCTCAAGATGGAGCCAATACCGGGGGCGTTAGAGGCGGTACGTAGCGTGATCAGCATGGGGTATGACGTTTGGATAGCCACCAAGCCACCCACCGGCATGGCAGGTGCTTATGCAGACAAGGCAGAGTGGATATTTAGAACCCTGCCAGAACTAAAGCGCAAGATTATCATCACTCACGACAAGGGGCTGCTCGGTGATTCAGGAGACTATCTGCTGGACGATCGCCCTCACGCTGCCAACTGCGAGCAATTCAAAGTCTGGCTCATGCGTTTTATCGACGGATTTCATTGGGAGCAGGCACTCACGATCCTGCGCAAGAACCAGCCCAACAACTAAGCTCTTTTTGAATGTTTTGATGAAACAGTCTTGTTCCGCTGGACATTAACAAATTAACGTATATTGTACGTATATATAGCAAGCCAAAAGGACTGATATGGAACAGCCAGAGACAACCACGGAGGGCACCATGAATAAAGAGCACCGAGGATACCACCACACCGGAGAGGCTTGGTATGCAAGCGCAAGCCTGAAGGGTCAAGAATACACTGACAACATCACGGTTGGGTTCTATCCCCCAGACGGCAATACAAAAGGAGAGTTCTCCATTGAATGGGTAACCATAGCGTTCAAGCCCACACCTATACTGAGATCTTATGATGACAGCTGGAAAGCCCTCCAGCACTGCACTGATCTGATCGAGAAGATGGCAGAGGTGGACAACCAGAACATCACCCCGAAAGAGTTCTGCAAGATACTAGATGGTCTTGGATTTAAAGATTTAACAAAACGGAAGATAGACAGATGATCGATACGACAGTAGCTGAAATGCCGGTAGCTGTTGACACCAGAAGGTGCCCCGGATGCGGCTTACTCATCGATCAAGATCTGATCATTTATAGCAAGACCAATTACGACTGTCCAAAATGTGGGAAGTTCAAACAAAGTGAATTTAAGCCCATAAAAATCAAACCACGATAGAAAGCATGAGGTAGCTACCCGCCGTAACGTAAAAATGGAAGGGAAAAGAATCAATGACAAGCAAGAGAAAGCTAAGTAAAGGACATTTCACCGAAGAGCAGCGGGACGACATTTGCACAGGTCACCTATGCCCCGTTTGCTTTGGCAATGACCTCAAGAAAACAGAGTGCGATGATGACGGCATTAATGCCGCTGGATATGAGTGCAGGAGATGCGGAGAAGATTGGGATGGGTATTGATGTGAACTTACAAGACAAAACCAACGCAGAACTCAACAGAATGGTTGCTAAGTTACAGGGCTGGGTTGACTGGCCCGTCAAGTTAGAAGGAAATGAGATACAAAACTCATGGTGCCTTGATCCTGAGAACATAAAATCTGGGGATGAAAGCACAATGCTAAAGAAGCATTACGACCCCTGCACCAACGGGCAGCAGTCAATGGATTTGTTGGAGAAATATAGTATCTACTTGGAACCGTTTTGGATAACGAGTAACAACGTACCTTGGATAGCTTTATGTGAAAAAGCGACAGAGATAGATTGGCAAGAAGCAGACACACCAAAGCGAGCAATTGTAATGGCGGCGATTGCGTATCTGAGTGAAGGAAAAGAGTGATGGAGATAAACAAAATGAACATTATAAGTAGTAGTTGTGGGAATGCCGAGTAAAGACCGGCCCTTACCCGATTATTTTTATTTAATTTTAACTGAGGATTTAACATGTTTAAAACAGAAATCACGACAGACTTAAAAGACCCTAAAAAGTCATTCGATGAACTGGCGTTAGCTCGATGCTGCGTAATGGCAACTGAGAGCTTGGACCCTGATGAGTTTAGTGCATTCATGTTGGCGCACAATTCATTAGTAGAGAGAAGGAAGCTTCAAAATGAATTGATTGACTAACGACCACAGTAACCGGAGAAAAATTACGGCTTTGTTAGGCGATTTTACAGAGGATAATAGAATGATTGAACCAAAAAACCTTGTGGTAGGAAACAGATACATAGGTGCTACCGGAAATATATTTTTACATTTTAGAGCGTATGGGCCAAACATTGCTTGCTTCAAGCGAGAGCATGACGGTATGAAGCACTTTGGGCGAGAATTTATAGAATTTGATCACGGTAAAATTATGCTAAAAATTGAAATTCTGCCAGAAGATAAAATTTGCCTGATATGTAAAGACGATTATGGGGATATTGCGGAAGAGTGTTTTATTGCAGGGGTTTGCCCAGATTGTATGGACTCAAACAGCTCTGAAGAGCTAATAGAATCAGCTATGCGACTGTGATACTTCTAACGCCAGCCGTAACCGGCGCGAAGCGATCTGTGTTGAATTAATTGTTAGAACTAGATATTAAGGAGTAGAAGGATGGAGCCAATAAATATTATAAAAACTGACGGTGGCAGAAAGAGGGTCATACTCAAACAAATTTATGCAGACCTTGAGCTTCAAACAATGATTAACGGTCACCAGTCTACGGGACAACCTGTAGATGAAACACTGCTACTTTTAATACAGGAAGCAATCAGTGATTACTTCTCAAAAGTTGTAAGACCCACATGAGTTTTCTGCCTTCTAACGCCAACCGTAACCGGAGAGGAGCGATTAAATGAGTGATGTTACATGCCCCTACTGCGCAGCAGAACAAGAAATTAACCATGATGATGGCTATGGATATGATGAGAGTAGTGATCACGAGCAGGAGTGCATCGAATGCGGCAAGACATTCAAATTCAAGACCAGCATTAGCTATAACTACGAGGTTTATTGTCAGAATGATGACCATGATATGGAGCCGTTTGGTGATAAATGGCCCAATATGTACGAGTGTTCGAAATGCGACTTTTATGAGAGACGGGTTGTAAGAGGGGGCGCTGCACAGAAATAACGATAACCACCTGACTTCACCGCATCACACGCGATGCTTGTTAGGCCAAGGAGATAAATATGAAAATTGATTTTGCTCTAGCGTTTTATAGAAATATGCGGGGAATGAGCCAGACTCGTTTAGCGAAAGTTTCTGGAGTTACGAGTTCGGCAATTTCAATGCTTGAAGCAAGAGGCAGAAACCCGTCTTTAGAAACTGCCATGAAGCTGGCAAAAGCGCTCGATGTAACTCTTGACCAGCTTGCAGGTATGGCCCCGCCTCAAAGCACTGGAGACTTGAGGAGCGAGAATTTGCAGTTAAAACAAAGACTGAAGAAGATACAGGCTTTGTCTGCCTAACGCCCACCATAACTGGACGGCGGTTTAGAGCCACTTAACAGAACGATTTGAACAGATAAACAAAGCTACAAGACCACGGCAAACGCCGGAGTAGGCGTTCCAAGTTGATGGTTTTGTTAGGCCCACAAGTGTAGAAGTAGAAAGATGTTTTCAGTTAACGAGATATTTTCAGGAGAGGGACGATGAGAGAAGAATGTAAAGGCTGTTTTATGTTTGGAGGTTGCCCAGGAACAGGAAGAGACAAGGCGGGTTGCCTTGGATACGAAACAGAGGAAGCTAGAAAAAGTAAAATGGGCGATTTAAGGATAGAAGGCAGAGTCGAGCTATTGCGAGAACTGGCAGAAGAGTTATCAGTTGAAGCGGATGGGTTTTATGCAGAAGCAGCAGTCTTGCAAGGCAAGGGCGAAGCGATACATTCCGTCTCTGTAAAACTGCGAATTAAAGCAAATGATATTGAACAAGAGCGTTCAGCCTAACGCCCCACATAAGCGGCTCGCGTAGCGAGTCCGAATGAATGTAGAGAGTGCTTTGATGTGATTGTTAGGCCAAGATTGATAATTGGAGTATTGAAAATGGATGTATTAGTAAAAGCAGAAAATGAAACAAGCATTATGGATGTAAATATTGGTCACACCTTCCAATATGAAGAACGTTTTTACCTAAAGCTCAGTAAGGCTGATAACGGCAAAGTTGAAGTGTTTGACTTCTCTGACAATAGGAAAGGTAATTTACCAGCCGCCCACATGTGCTTTAACCGAAAAGCGCAACTTGTCATTTATAAAGAGATGGGGCGGTAATCAGCCTAACAGTGGACTATACGGAAACTACACCGATGCACAACAGTATTGAAATAGCAAAAGCCGCAAAGAAGTATGTTTTTGCAAAACAGAACCGGGTCGAAAAAAGCACCAATATATATTGGAACGATTCAAAAGTTGCGAAGGCCAGAGATGCGGAGCAAGCTGAATATGACAAATTAAAAAAACTTGTTATAGAGAGCTGCAAGCGCAGCAAGGAGGACACTGTAAACATGACCTGCGACGACACTTGCGGAGTCTGTTATTTTAGGGATGAGACATGCGGAGATGTGACGAATGAAACGCCGTCCTGCGATCATTTGAAAGAGCGCTAGATTTGCACCAGAGGGATTTAATATGACTGAAAAGATAATGGAGAATGAGATGAAATACATTTGCACGATAAACAGTGAAGGAAAGGAGGAGATATTCACTTTCCCAGCAACCATTAATCATGATGCAATGGCTGAAAGTATTAGCGGGATCAAAAACCATACACACGGTGATTGGGAACGAGTTTTAAGAGATCCTGTATCTGCTGGTTTTGTGGATGCAGACAGTAAATGCTACGGAGAAAGCGAGTCTTTAGGGATTGAGTCCAGACCAGAAGATTCTGCACTTCTTGCAGCGCAACTATAACGAATTGAATGAGTAGTGTAGTTTTTTAAGAAAAACCACCACCTATTATTCAAGCACAACAGCAAATTCAGGTAACCCATTTTTGTTATCAGGTGTCATAGGTAATTCCAGTACCACCACAACCCCCTTCCCTGTCTCCCAAAGGTGAGATGAGTTGAAATTTGGTAGCCCGAGAGGTTTTGATTCTCCAAAGTGATCGACCAGAAGCTTCTCTAGAAACTCACGATTCGTAGAGCCATCGAACACCACTCTGCCGGCATATATAATGATCGCCTTGATCACTTTGTTATCCCGTTTGGTGATATTGATGTAGTTGATGCGACCAACAGAATTATCGCCATAATAGGGATCTTTGACACAGTTATCTAGATGGCAAACCATCTTGAACGACGATGAAACATAGTCTGCATTCATGCCGATTGCAATGCCCTGTGTAACGCTCTCGCCCACAAATAATCGACCATTTTGCAAACGCTCTTCAGTAGTGGAAAAAGCCTGCAGGGAGAAAGCGCAGAGCAGCAGAACAAGACACTTGGTAATCAACGATTTCATTTGCACTCATCCAGAAAGGGAATCAGAGTACCCATTATAGGGGAAATGTGAGCGATGCCTCAAAGCATCCCCACTAGATCCTTGTCAATCTTCTGATCCATGAAGTCGGCAAGCTGATCCTTCGGCACCAAGTGCACCGCCTGAGACTCCCACCCCATATCGGCAGGAGAGCCACCTACCCGCTTCGCACGATAGTACCGGGCAATAGAGGTGGTGCGCTCGATATCCCCCAGAAGGCCCGTTATCTCGACCTGTAAGCCCGATTCCTCAAAGCACTCCTTGATTGCGTTCGCCTGTAGGGAGAGGCCGTCATCCTGACCTCCCTTCGGAAAGCTGTTGGTGTAGCCACCAAATTTGTTGGTCGGAGAGATCACCCAGACCCGACCATCGGCCTCCTCCACAATAACACCGCTGGCGGGACGCTTCTGATACGCCTTCTTCCTGGTCTTCGGATCCACATCGGGACCAAGATCCAGAGGCTTCTCATCCAGCTTTATCTGCCCCGGTACTGTGGCCCAATCCTCCTCAGTGGTCGGTGCACCCTTCCAGCCAGAGAGCTTCAGTCCATTTAGCGTGATATCCCCCAGCTTATCGCCCGGAGTAACCGTAGTCACCACCCCCGGATTATGGAATTGCGTAGCTGGAGTTGGTTTGTGCGGATCATAGAGGCCAACACGCTGCCCCTTTTCTCCCCGCTTAGCATGAAACTTTTTGGGAAACGGTTTTTTCTTGGGGTACATGCCCGAGAGCATATCTGAAAACTTTTTGCCGTGATGACCGTAGGTTTTAGCAGAGCTTGGGCCACCAAAGAGGGAACCCTTCGACGGCTTCTTCCCCATAACAACGACTTTTTTCGAGGGGATCAGCTTCCCTACATTGTTGTTGTAGGGCTTGACCACAGTACCATCCTTCTTGGTATAGCCCTTGACCTGAGATTTCAGAAAATCTGAACTGGCAACAATCATCATTGCGGTAGCTCCCCCGGCAGGCCTAATAGGATATTGGTCGCATTCTCAACCAACTCCTTCACTGTGTCATGAGCAGACTCGTCATCCTGAGCCAACCGACCAATGATGTGGTAAACAGAATGAACTATCAGCCCGAAGAACTGCGCAACCATGTGATTATCATCGACCTCAGTATCCATCGTATGATTCAGTTCCCGGCGCATATGGCGAGCGAGTCCACCGCCATCATTCCAATCACCGACCGTGGTGTAATCATCACTCTTGCCCGAGAATATAGCTCCCATCTCATGACATGCAGCCTGATCACTGCTAATCATCATCTGCTGGGTCATTTCACCATCATGAACCCGGTCGTACCGACGAAAAATGTAGCCGATGAATCCCTTAACGAGTTTTTCAACTTCTTCACGGTCCCCAATATACGGCTTATCACCATGGGCACGCTTCATCGCAAGGTGCCAGCCAGAAGAACCAGCCTTACTGGTTATATTGCCTTTATCATTCATTACTTAGCGACCTTTATTAACTATTTTATGTAGGTAAGATTAGCACTTCAACGATGGTTATTCCACCACCACCAAATCCGTCCTTATCCTCGGAGGAAGGGGCACTCACTTTCTGCACCAGCATACGGGTATTGGGAGGCAATAGCATCTCGTCTTCACTGCTATGAGTGGAGATAGTACCACCATTAGCAGATCCCTTACCAACCCATAACCCCTTAACTCCCGGACCAACTGTCATCTTTAAATGAACATTACCACTCCAAGACGTAGGGCGAATAGAGGTAGAGCCAACGGCAGGCTCCTGCAACACCTTACCAACAGACTTCACCATCTGAGCCTTCAGATCAGAACTCAACTCGAGCTTACGCGACAGGATTGTGCCTGGTGCAATATCATGTGCCAATGTATGCATGGCCTGAGCTGCAGCCTGCGCCTGTCCGGACGGGTTACCTTCCCAGAGAGAGCTATTAATGGACCCATAGCTACTCCCGGTGTAGGCGCGAATTGCGTCCTGTTGTGTTTTCGGCATCTTGATCCAAGCAGCCTTCGCCTTGGCAGCATAGGTGGAACTTGTGAGTTTGCCGCTCTCATAGGTGATCGGTTTCATTCCCAATGCAGCGGTATCAAAACTACCCGGATCACCGAGCTTCAGGTACTTGCCGATTTTATGGATATGCCCCTTGATATCTACAACAATAGGGTACGAGTTATGCAGGATCTTGAGCTGATCCCCATCCCCGAGACGGAATTTTTTAGGAGGGTTGAGCTGCTCATCGATCTCATTAAGCATTTGCTGGGCAAAGCCCTTAACATGCTGTGAGGGATGCTCAAGGACGTTCTTCTCTCCAGAAACTTCCCCAGACTCTTTATTCAGAACAGGCTGCTTCAGTGACTGGATCTTCTCAGGCTTCCCGGATTTAGCAGCCTCATAGATAGCCTTGACCGCGTCATGATTCGCGCGATTAATGTGCTCTAAAGAGGAAGGTCCGGGATTATTGGTCTCGCCCCACTTCATGAAGGATAAGGGCTTGCTGAGCTTCGCGGCACTGAACTTCGGCTTGGAGGGTTTCGGTGTTGCGGCCTTCAACCCAAGCTGCTTAGCCATATTGTCCCGGCGAGCAATCAGCGTTTTCGCCAATGCCTTCTTCTTAGCGACAGCACCGGGGCCATGCTGCATGACCATGTCGGTGATCTGCTTATCTGAGAGATTGACCACCTTCTGAGCCGATGCTTTAATCTGGCTGTCACTCATGTGACCAAATACAGCACCAGAATAGGAGTTCACAGAGCTGTCACGCATCGTTTTAAGCTCTGTCACCTCATCACCAAACCCCTCTTTTGCGCCTCCCTGTGCGCGATACAAGAGCGCACCACCCACATCAATACGAACCGCTTTGCCATTGTCATTGAGGAGATTGTCATTTCCCATCCCAACAGCGTCATGGTTGGCAAGCCACGCATCCACGGCAAACCCATCAGCAGCACCACTCAGGCCAGCAAGCTTGTGAGCACTCTCCTGAGATACCCCGTCAATTACCTTGGAGGCAATCGACATCTTGCCACCGTGAGTGACTGTATTCACTTCTGGTACATGGATCCCCGCGAGCTGGTATAGCTTCGCAGCGAGAACCTCATTCTTGACGTGATTCTGCGTTTTCGGGGTCTTCACATAGTGGCTATCGCCATTTTTATCATTGTAGAACCCGCCCTTATTGGAACCCTTCTGATTGCCGGTCTTCTTCCAGCCATCGGTCGTACCATCAGATTGGTGAAGAGGCTCCGACATAACCACCTTGGCAGGCTTGGCAGTGGAATTCTTCACCGAGGCAGGACCATACTGGTGCTCATACCCTTTGTTCTTCTTTAGCTGGATGATCTTCGAGGCGTGAGCTGCCGCTTGCTCTGGTGAGTTAAATGACACAACCTTTTTTTGACCAGCCTTACCGATCGGACCCCAATGCTTCTGAACATGATTGCCAACATGAGAGACTGAATACTGCTTATTAGAATTCCCTACATGGCTATGAAAGGTGTGTTTTTGCGCAAGAAATTCATCCTCAGAAGGCTTCTTAGAGGGATCAACCTCATCCCCACCGCTCTGCAGATGCCAATGCCCACCCTGCAGAACATAAGTCTTGCCGTTTTCGCTCTTGGTATCCCCATCTTTGGGGGCCGTGTCGGTAGCGGCTTTATCGGCAGACTTGCTGGCTGCAGCTTGGTCCGCTGCCTCTTTGTTGGCAGAAACAGAATCCTCCGCATCATGAGTAGACCAGCCAGAGGGGTGCTCACCCGTTGCAGCAGAATGGAGTCCATGTACATTTTCCATGGCGGTTTCATGAGCCGCATCAATCTGATCATCGGTATCACGATCATTGCCGAGAGAATCCGCATGATGCTGGTAAGCCTCGTGGAAGTGATCCATCTTAGACTCCTCATCCATCGCATTAACCGCTTCAGCCTGCGCTTTAGAGGGAGCCTTGCCATCCTTGACCGAATCCATCCATCCTTGAACGTGATCAGCTGCCGTTTTCGGGGCAGAACCACCCAAACCCTGCTTGTGTAATTTGTCTATTTTCTCATAGCCAGCATCCATCTGAGCATCACTCTCTGGGTCAGATACATGATGCGAAAGAGCCTCCATTTTAGCGTCCTGTTTAGCATCTTCATCAAGATTATCGAGCGCCTGAGCCTGCGCCTTGGTTGGAGCAACTCCATTTTGAATCGCGGATACCCACCCATCCACAAGGTCAGTGGATTCACTTTTTCGGTCTTTACTCGAAACACCAGACTTTGGTTCCTTAAATGCAGGGTTATCGTCGTCCGACTCCCAACCGTGACCCTCTTCACCGGCAGGCTTCTCAGGCTCTATATCATGCCCTCCATTCTGCGAGCCAAGGAACCCGGAGAGCATCTCATCACCCGGAGTGGCAAAAGAGCCATCCGGATTTTTATTAATCCCAGAGCTGGATATGACTATCTTCGGGGATTTGGAGGTTTTAGAGAGACCCTTAGAGTGTAGATTCATCACCGTCTCATGCGGCACCCCAGAGATACTGCTCCAGAGCTTCTTGGCCTTTTCAGAATCCTGCTCGAACATCTTCTGCACCAAGGCCGACTCGGAAGCGGTCGGTACCTTGCCTGCCTTGATTTTCTTCTTCCAAGTAGAGATTTTGGCAGAGTTTGAAGCAGCAGTCTGGAGCTTTTTATAGAGGGCATGGGCCTTCTCATGCTGCTCATGAGGCAGAAGATCATCCCAGCCATCGGACCCCTCCAGCTTCTCTAGTGCCTTCTTCTTGTTGTTGCCCGCAGCAGCGGAGTCGAACTCACCCAGCTTAGACGTGTAGTGCGCCATGTATTGCTTGTGCCCCTGCGCAACTTGGTCATAGACTTTACTGTTTGTCTTCGATACATCAGCAATTGCATCATTCATCAGGGAAGAACCACCCTCTTCATGGGACTGCTTCAAGGCCGTGGCATGCGCATCCACCGAGGGAACCTGACCAGAGGAAATGGCAGCATGCCAATCCTTCATATTGGGATGAGGGAGGAAACCATCCTTGTCCACAGATTCCGCAGATTCCTTAGTTTTACCGTTCCCGCCGGGAACGCCAGCAGAAACATTCTTCGCGTAATCCACTGCCGCATCCTTGGAATCGAACTTTTTGACCGTAGGCAGGGTCTCCCTTGAATCCACGTTATGCACAAGGACGTGGAACTTGTCACCGCTGGACTGCACCTCGACCCTCACACCATCGTCTTTATTCTCAAACGACTGAACCACTGTAGGTGGACTGGATTTTTTACTCTCTGGGTTATTGCTAGGTTTTTCAGTGGGTTGCTCTGGACTACTACCCCCCTCCTTCTTGGCTGCGAGCATTTTAGCCTTCGCGCCCATATTAGCTGCAGCCTTCAACCCCGACTCAATACCCCAGACCGACATGTCGTGGAAATCATCCGAGTCAGAATTCTGAGGTGTAAGCGTGTCGATACCCATCATGTAATAGGCAATTCCATCTAGGCTATCCTCATCAACGGGCATGCCGCCAGAGGCTTTCTCGTAAGCCTCCTTCATTGCGGAGTGAAAGTTACCGACATGAACGTCATGGAAGTCTAGCTCGTCAGAATTCTGGGTTTCCAGCGAGTCAATATTTAGGTGCTTTTTGGCAATTCTATCAACGTCCACATTCCCCGGCTTGTATGATGGGGCACTCTCTTTTCTGTTCGATTCACTATTTTCTATAGCGTTATCAAGGTGTTGATCGTTATTTGTCTTTTGATTCGAAATACCAAGCTCCTCCTGTTTCTCCGGGGAAACCTCATGACCACCGGGATCCTGCAGATGATCGTGAGAACCATGCGCCTCATCGACGTGGTCCAGTAGAGCTTGCTTCTTGGAATTATCCAACTGACTATAGGCAGACCACTCGGCCTTCGACGGGTTCTGACCAGAGGATGCCTTTTTTTTCCACCCAGACACCTTGGCAGACGCTGAAGCCTTCTGCTGCATATCGGTCGCGTGATGCAAGATCAGGTGGGATTTGTGCTCATCCGAAAGATCATGGAACCCATCAACCTCTTTACTGAGCACTTTGTGGGCCTTCTTCTGGTAGTGAGATCCAGCACCAGAGGCAACCTTCTCGTGATCATGATCATCAGAGACCAGCACGTTTTTCATGTGAGGTTTCACCACGGTACCATCACTCTTCGTGTATCCCGGAATCTGCCTCATCTCCAAGTGCGTGGCCTTCAGA